TTGTTCTTTGATAGCCGACGCCATTGCTGCTTTAGCTGAAATGTATACTTCGCTTAATGCTTTTACTGTGCCTATGCCTTTACCTAGGTCGTCGAAAAGATTTCCCATTCTATGCTGTCGTTTTAAACGTTGTATGAGTTGTGATTGTGTCATATATTAATAAATATCAACGTTAATGTTTATTTATACGATTTGGAACATTAGAAGAATTTGATTTTAATCGAGCTTTAGAAGTTTCTTCTCGATCTTTGATAATACCAGAGACTCGATTTATCCAATATCGTCTCATGAATATTGGCATATTATATATGTCATCCCAGGACCATCTACCTTCACCGAACCATATTAAATTGAATATTGATTCATGTAAATTTAATCTATATTGAGCATTAAAACCAGAAAAAATCAGATTCGATGGAAAACCCGGCAGTAAAGGTGCCTCCATTTTCACCTTCGAATTCTGCTGTAAAGTCTAATGTAGGAGCATTGTTAGCGTAATACGTTCTAAATTGTTTTGAATCTTTTGCCATAAATTGATATCGAATAAAATGATCTATACTTTCTGCAGTTCTAGAACCGTTAACTTCTTTAATTACTAATTTACAAAAGTTAGAAGGAGATACGTCTTCGATTTTATCTATGTTAAATGTAAACTTTAAATTAACATCATTAACTTTATATTCAAATTCACCATTTTTATCTGATATTAACGTAAATGGTTTTGCCTTTATTTTTGTTAAATCAATTGTTCTCTCTAACTCATTTCCTGTTTTTGGATCTGTTACTTTAACGTTATATTCTGCTCCGTATGATAATATTCGAGTGTATATAAGTAATCCATCTTTATCATATGTAGATAAATCAGAAACATCGAATTTAGTTAGACTAATTGATTCTAATAATCGATTTAACATTATACCTTCTCTAATATATGAAGTATTAGTTAGTATGTCTTCATCATATGCAGTCATATATCGCATTTCTATTTTGCCTTCTCGTAATGGATGGTCTTTTGGATATATTTTACCTGCACTAGCAAGTGGTGCAATAATGCTTGGAAGTTTGCTTCTTTGTTCCGATTCATAATGTTTTCTGGCTTGCTCTGCAGCTGATGATGTGCTTATTCGATCTGTCATTTTACTCATTAGTTTCCTTTTTATAACTTTATTATAAATATATCAAACAGTAAAAAAGGTAGAGAATTATACTCTACCTAACTTACTATATTTTAAATTGTATTAGAAGTTTAAGAACGCCCAATCATATCTTATTGTTAAAGATATTTCTTGTACACCTTCATCACTCCAATCATAACTACCAAATTCAGCATCTGTAATGAATGCACCGTTTAATGTCCATTCTTCTACTTTTTCGCCTAATGGTGATAATTGATGAAGTTTTAAATTCTTTTTATAAAAGTCAGAATACCCATCTCTTCCTGTAGCAGATTCGTGATGAAGTCTCACCCATTCCATTACTGTTTGTGCACCACTTGGAACTATTGCGTCATATAACGTCATTGATATAGTGTTCCATACTGATTTACCTTTTACGTAACGTTTAACATTGATTAGATCTAATTCTACTTCATTGTTACTTAATTTTGGTTTATCTGATGCTTTAATTAAATATGCTGGAATTCCTGTGTCTGCCATAGAAAGTATAAACTGATGTTTCTTCTTGGGCTCCCATGAAAACGCTGTATCAAATAATTCGTTTTCTGTTGCTGCACCTAAATTGCCGTTTAATTGATCTTCTAATGCCATATTGGTCCTTGTTTATTTTAATATAAATATAACGGACAGTAAAAAAGGCAAGACCGAAATCCTACCTTTTTTTATCATAATGAATATTCTATTCCGGGAAACTTGCTCCGGTTGGTTGAATATTAAAGTCTAACACTATAAATTCTGCTGTTCTTGTTGGTTGTAAAAACAACTGACCGTATAAGATATTTTGATCTATTACGTCTGGTGTGTTATTGCTATCATCCATTACTGCTCGGAACTTGTATAATCCTTGCTTGGCTTTTACATCTGCTAAATATGGATTAACTATGCTTAGGAATCTATCTCTAGTTTGAGAAGTGTTTTGTTCAAATACTAAATATCTAGTAGATGATGCAATAAACTTCTTGACTGCGATAAGCAAACGGCGCACATTGACTCTGTCTAATGCACTCGGCCTAGCTTGTAGAGTCTTTTGCCCCCATATGCATATTCCGTCGTTAACGAAGTTTGCTATAGGATTAACACGTGCTTCATATAAGTCATTTCTATTTGCTTGCGATAGTCTTACATATGTGTCTGTTGCTGATACAACTCCTCTGTTCAAACCAGCTGGTGCATACCATGGTTGAGACACTGCATCATTAAATGCTAATACTCCAGGTAATACTACTGATGGTGGTACCCATAATGGAACATTCTTATTTGGGTTTAATATTCTTACCCACGGCCAATAAGTTGCTGTGTAATTGCTGTCTAGTGCAGTTACTTGACTTGTTACCGTTGCAATATTATCTGACACTGGATTTGAATCCATTACATAAAATGTGTCTTGACGATCTTGAACTAAATTGCGTGCTCCATTTGTTACTGCACTATGTAAGCTGTCAATAATACCTGGTGTAACTAATAGGTTCATGTCATAATAATCAGTGTTGCTTAACAATGCAAATGCTTTATTATAAGACTTTGTTCCTGTTGCTGTTGCTGTGCTACAATCAAAACCAAATGTGTTTGTCGATGCAATATTTACACCGTTATATTTTGGTAAATTTGGACGAGCTCCATCAAAGCCTCCTTGAAAACTAACCATGAATTTTCTGGTTGCTAATGCAATGTTAGTGGTAAATGTAGCAGCAGTTAATGCGTCTTGCAATGATCCACTATATGTTGCTGCTGCAGTTGGGAATGAAGAACCTGAATCTTGATTCATGTCACCAAGATAAAAGTCTGTGCTTAATCCAACGGTACTACCGCTAGTTGGGGTTGGTGCTAAATAATTTAAGTTAGCAACGTCAGTATAATCAAATCCAAAGTATACTCTACTATTATAAGAATTATTAACAGTCTGAGTAGTTTTATATGATACTGCTTCTAAGTTAAATGATGCAGACGCATTTGCTATAGGAGAAACTGGCGCTTTGGCTCCAAATGGAATCAATGTTTTATCATTAGTTGCATTTTTAACACCGTCTGTTACTTCTACTCTAACAAATCCTGATAAGTTTGGATAATCTCCATTAACTACAACATCACCAGCATCGCTAACTGTTTGATAACGATCACCAATCACTCTTGATATATATCTTGGAGAATTAGGATCTAAATTAACATTTAAAAATGTTTCAACGATATCCGGTGTTTGATCTGTGTCTTCTGATGCATATGGTGAATTTGGTATATTATTAGTATTCACTCTGCGAACTTCAACTGTAAATGTACCATATCCATTTGGATCAGATACTTCAGATGCTAATCTTATATCTCGTATACCAACTTTAACTTCTGCATTTACAGAGTTACCATGAGATAATGTGTGAAACTTGACAAGGTTTTTTGCAGTGCTTCCAATTTTTTGTGAAGTTATCCACGGAGTTGCTGCAGTTTTAAAATCTTGAAGATATTCATAATCTGACATTTTATGAAGTGACATCGTAATATCTCCAATGTTATCAAACAATGTGTTCAATGCATTTTCATTTTCATATTGAACATATACTGGATAATCTACTGACTTAGGAGACCTTCCAAATATTTTAGTTAGATAGTCATTGTTTCTGCTGTTAATAGATGAAGATATAAATGTGTCTTTCCCTACTAAGAATGATCCGTCAAATCCAATTGCTGTATCTGCAGCTGCTACATATGATCCAGATAATTTGATTTCAAATGATCCTGACACATCTGCATTGAATTGAGCTTCGTCAAAATAATTAGCATTCACAATACTACCAGCACCTAATACTGCTTGGGTTGGGTGTAAAATGTGTGTTACTACTTTAACCGATCCCGATTCAGCTTGTATTGCTAAAGCCCCATTTGGCATTTCATATCCATCTTCATATAAAAGACGAGTTACTGTTATCACGTTTCCGTTTCTTAAATAGTCATTCACTACATATGGAACATAAGAATCGTCAGTAAACGATCCAAATGTTTTTTCAAAATCACCATATGATGTAATTTGTGTAGGAATGAGAGCTGGACCTTTTACGGTTGGTCCTATTACCGCTGCACCTATTTGTGCTACTCCGCCAGCTAAAAACGATTGATCTACTTCATTCGTAAATACTCCGGGCGAGACAATTCTTTCTGCCATTATGATACTCCTATAATTATTTTCTTATAAATATGTACTACTTGTATCAAACATCAACTTCTGTGAAAGTTCCGTCTTGAATGTTGATTTCGCCTTCTCCATATCGTTCTCGTAAACTGACAATTAATTCAGATTCTTGTTGTTTTAACGTTTCAATTTGTTGCAATTTATCATGTTCTTCTGATTCAATTTGATCTAGTCGCATTCGTAAAGCGTGTCGCTCTATTGCAATGTTTCCGAGTATGTTTGCGTTGTCTGCATAACCTTGCTGAAGAGTTTGAATTTGTTCTAAATGTTCTTTGTCCAGTTTTCTAGTTGCCATATTTATAACCTTTCTTTATATTATATAAATTTATTTTGTATTATCCAAATTATTAAGTATATGTAATAACATAAGTATTTTTCCCAGATGTAACAGTTAATGTGTTATTAATGAATTGTGCTGTAGTCGATAAAGACTCTATACCACTAAGTAGTGTGAATGGTCCATTTGGAGCATTCTCTCCGTCAGTTGGAACAAGTGTTATACTAGTTTTCGAATCAAGAGGCGAATATCGTAATTGCCTACCACCGGCTTTTAGACCTGTATTGGTCATTGTTTCCTGAGGTCCACCATTTAATGATAGTTTATATTCGTTAGTTTCATTGGGACTATGTATGTGATTTGTATCTACATTTGATATTTGGAATCTTCGATATGGGTCTTTTATAGCTATACTAGTCCATTGAGCTTCATTGGTAAAATCAGCAATATGTGCTGTTAATGTTTTTGACTCTCCCTGGGGAGTTACTGAATATTCATATCTATTTGTTGATGAATTATATGCTATTTCATAAGTAAAAGTTCCTCCCAACCTATCAATCAGTGTAGCAGATGTTGATGTTTGATTTGCTGCTATTGAAGCTGTAAATGGTTGTACTCTGGAGGTGCTCCAGCTGAGTGGATCTCCTGGTGACCTAGGTGGGAATGCTTCTTGTGCAACATAACCACCTGTTGCAACGGGTAAGTATTTTGTTGCTGTTTTTAATTCAGCTGACAATATTTGGAATCCTGGATTAGACAATGTTATCTCATACACTTTACCAGCTGATGCAGTTGTTTGTGTTGCTATAATAGTTGGTGCTGCTTTTACATAGTTAGAAGCTTCATTTGGTCTAAATGCACCAGACTCATTATTTAAAAATTGTCCTCTTCTTATTTCAGTTCCTACTACAAACATCTGACCTGGGTCTCTTTTAAATGAAAGTGTAACAGCATCTTGGCCTTTGGCTTGCATTGTGTAAGCCATTCCTCCTAATTCAAATAATTCGCTAGGAGGTTTTTTCGATGTATCTGCATCTGTTTCATTTGCTCTCCCAGATTCTATTTGAGCTAAACTTCCTGTAGATTCAGTTACTAACTCATTAATGCTTTTAAATCTAGATGGGTCACCCTTTGCAAGTCTTGTTGCTTGAACTTTATAATCTTCTTTTACACCTCTGTTAATTGCTTGAATCTGAGTTGTTAAATAATTAGCATTATATAATTCAGATCTTGATAACTCGCCTAATTGTAAGCGTATATTGTCTAGTGATGATTTAACGGTTCGTCTAGCCGAGGTATCAAGACTACCAGTTGTTGTCCAGGGATTACCATTAGGGAGTTTAACTTTATCAAAAAGAGTTTCAGGATTGATTTCTGTTTTAGCACCAGCAGTATCTCTAATTTGCCGAGCTATGGATCTATATCCCTCTACCTTAGCACTCTTAGTTGTGAAGTTTGAACCGCTATCACTTTCATCTGCACCCTTTACTGCACTACCAACCGTCTCAGTAACACTTTCTAAATATGTTGCTATTGATTGAGCTGCAATAGCAGTTTGGTTATCGGCTAGTATAGATTCTGCTACGTAGTCTTTGTTGAGCATTACGTCTTTATTTGCTACTTCTAATTCTACTCCAAACAATGTACTTGAACTAGCAAATAAAAGATCCACAGCTGTGTCAGCAGTCAGACTTGTATCTTCTTCTTTGAGATGGTATGCTAATGTAGTTAATGGAGAAACTGTTTTGTATTGAGGAAATCCTTTTAATTCTCCTGTAAATGCAACTCCTGTAATAGAGTC